TTTTTGTTCTGGTGTCACTGTGTTTCCTTGATCACGATTTCAAATTCCGGCAGCTCCAACCACGGCAATTTCGCGGCGTACCATTTCAGCGATTTCGCGGCGTAGCTTGGGTCGTGGCGGGCCATGTGGCGGATGTGGGCTAGGATGGTTTCGCGGGTCACGATGGGCGTTTGATGCTGTGGCGATCTGCGATGTCATTGACAAACTGGCGCGCAGAGCTTTTCCACTCTTCTTCAAAACCAACCCCATCCCGACAGTCTTTTCCTGTGATCCGGTAAACACTCCACCCGGCGTTTTGCAGCTTCTTATCGCGCGCCGCGTCCTTGGATTTATCCATGTGATAGGCAGCGCCGTCGCACTCAATCGCCACCTTTGCCTTTGGATTGGCAAAGTCCACAAAGAAGCCGGCCACTGGGTATTGCGGGTACAGCACCAGATCAACCGCGCGGATGTCATGCCATAGCCATGATTCAATCGGCGTCAACCGGATCAAGCCGCGGTCCCATTCGTAGGGGTCAATCGCCCACTCGTTGGCCGGGTATTGCATGATTTGCGGCTCGACCATCGCGTAATACTCGCGGATCAGTTGCCAGTTGTTTTGCATCACAACTCACCCCGCTTCTGTTGCCCGTGCGATGGCGCCGGCCCGGCCCATCCGCTGAACTTGGTTTGCTCACCCAAGTAGCTCAGGTTGATCACGCCGCAGCGCCCGTTCCTGTTTTTTGCAATGCTGGCTTTGGCGTAATGGCGCCAGTCCAGCCCCATGTCGGGTTTGGCTTGTATCGGGCGATGCACAAACACCACCACATCGGCGTCTTGCTCAATCGCGCCCGAGTCGCGCAGGTCGCTGAGTTGCGGGGTGGCTTCGGCGCGTTCCTCAACCTTGCGGTTGACTTGGGCCAGACACAGCACCGCCATGTCCAACTCTTTCGCCAGCGTCTTCAATCCACGGCTGATTTCCTCAAGCTGGTAGGCGCGCTGCTGCTTGGCGTCCATACCCGACATCAGGCCGATGTAGTCCACGATCAAAACGTTCAGGCCGTGCAGGCGCTTGATGTTGCGAGCCTTACTGCGCACTTGGTTGATGTTCAGTCCGCCCTGGTCAGCCACAAAGAAGTTCAGGTGTTTGGCTTTCTCCACCCCTTCCACCACCCGGTCCCAGGCCAGCCCGTCGCCCTTGTTTGGGCGCTTGACGGCTGACAGGCTGACGCTGCCCAACATGGCGGTCATGCGGTCGCGCACTTCGTTGTGCGGCATTTCCATGGATAGCATGGCGACGGCGTAGTCGCGGCTCATGTTCAGGCCGATGGTCATCGCCAGCGCGGTTTTGCCCATCGAAGGGCGCGCACCCACAATCACCAGCTCACCCGGTCTAAAACCACCTTCAAGGCATTCGTCCAGGTCAGCTAGGCCAGTGGGCCAAACTTTTATTTTGCCGGCGTGGCGGTCCTCCAAAACCTGCGTGTGGTGCGTCATGCCCTCATAGGCGCTTACCCATTCGTCGCGCGGTGCGTCGTCGATCAATTTGGCCAACTGCCCCTGTGCGGCCTCTACCCGGTCCTCAATGCTGCGCCCGTGGTCGGTAGCAAGTTCAGTGAGTTCCGCGCTCACAGCCAGCAGGGCGCGGCTTTTGTGGCGCTCGATCACGATGTCGGCATAGCGCCGAATGTTGGCCGCGCTGGGCACGTACTGCGCTAGCGCGTTGAGTTCGGCCATTTCCACCGTCCCAGCCATCGCCATGCCGACCGTCACCACGTCGCACAGTTTTCCGGCGCTGATCTGGCGCGAGATTTCGGAGTAGATGGCGCGCGCCGTGCTGCTGAAAAAATGTTCAGGCTTGAGTCGGTCGCTGATGCGATCAAGCGCGCTGTTGTCCAGCAGCAGACCGCCGATCAAGCCGTTTTCGGCTTCAATGTTGGCAATGGCTGGCAGCAGGTAGGTGTCAACTGGCATGTTCATTCGGCGTCCCTCGTTTTCTCGATCACTTGGCGCTTGCCTTTTTCCGACAGCAGGAAATCAATGTCACATTCCCAACCTTCATGCCCGGCAGACTTGGCGCCGCGCCCCATCAAAAAATCATTGGCGCGGGCACGGTCGAAGTAGCTGCGAATCCAGGCCAGGGCTTCATCGGTGGTCTGTGCCCGGCGCACGCCGTCCGAGCGTTTCGAGGTCAACACCCAGCGGCAGAACGATGAAATTGTTTTTTTGCGCTTGTCGTCCAGAATCCTGACTTTTGGAAGTTCTGGCAAAACTTCATGGAACAGGTCAACCACGGATTGAGTTTTGATGGGCGGGTCGGCTTTGACGACAGAACCGTTAGGTTCAATCTGTTCTGTTCTGTTCTGTTCTAGGGCGTTACTTTTCTGTTGCGGTAACGTTTCTGTAACGTTACATAGTGCTTCTTGCTTCGCTTTTGATAGCGCCCGATGCTTAGCCACACGGGATGCGCTGCGATCTGATGCAAACTGACGCTTTTCCCAATTGAGCAAAATCCAGTCGGGGTTGATGAATCCCTTGCTGATAAACAAGGCCTTGGTTTCGGCTAAATCCGCGTCAGTAATGCGTAGGTGAAACGCGATCTCTGTTTCATGTAACGTTACAAGGGCGTTACTGCATTGCAGACACATCAACATCATGTAACGCCGCTGCATGGCCTCGCTCATCATCTGCACTTTGGGGTCGTGCGAGAACTCGGAGTACATCCGAAACCATGGGTTACTCATTCCACCGCCACCCAAACCGTCGCCTGCCGCCCTGATGCCGTCTTGCGCGTCCTGCCGCTGTCCTTGATCAATCCGGCCTTGAGCAGCTCTATGCGGCGGGGGCGCTGTGTGCTGGGGTCCATTGGTATCCATGCTTGCATTGATATATCCGTCGCTCCAGACTGACCTGTGCGGCGGATGTAATCCAGCACCATCGCCCGCAGCGTGCCCGCCTTTGGCTCGATAGCTTTGGCGGCGTCGAAGCTGGTCATTGAGTGCGTTTGGAATGGCGCTGTAGCGACTTGCATCACGCATCCCTTCCGTTAGGGGTTCCGCGCCCTGTCAGCGCGCCGATCTTGTCCACATCAGCCTGCGAGCGGTGATTGATGATCAGGTTGTGTTTGTTCACCCGCGTGGCTTTAGCCAGCAATGCCGAGCGCTGCTTCTTGGCCTGGCGCTCCTCATATGTCTCCAGCGAGATTGCCGAGCGCTCATTCGGCGATGGCTTCGGCCCACGCTTGAGTGGCGCGCGGTGAATGCCGGGTGTCGTTGAGCGTGGCCGGCACGCTGTAAATGCGTTGCCGAATTCCGGCAGGGAAAGTGCTGACCAGTTCATTCTGCGGTCTCCATGAATTCGGTGTGGCACTTGTGATGCCGGTTGAAAATCTGCGTAATCTGCGACGTGTCCAGCCCGGTGCGGTCGCAGTAGAGCGCCAGCATGTTTGTCTCGGCGTTGAAGAATCGGCGTGCGCTGGTGTAGGCTGATGCATCGGACCAGGTCTGTTTGAGGATGGCAATTACCAATTTGCCTTCGGGCATTTCAGCCAAGTGGGCGGGCATCATGCGTTCGATCAGTTGGCCGAATTGCGGCGTGGTGGCGGTTAGGTATTGCGGGCCTACAGGAGTGGCGCTGGTCGTCATTCCGGCGCTCTTCCGTCAGCCTGCGTAAGGTACGTATTGCCCTTGAGCATCCGGCCCAGCAGAATCTGTTTATGGGCAATCACCTTCACATGGGCGTCAAGAATCTGGACGATGTAGCCGTTGCGATCCATGCCCTCGGCGTGTGCAATGGCGTCAAGGGCTTGCGCCAGATCGACCGGGCACAGTCCGCGCAGCTCTGTTTTGTCGGCGCTCATGGCTCAGACGCTCGCGGTGGTGCGGGGTTTGCGCTGTGGCTTGCGCAAGCTCAAAACGCCATGTACGCGCTGCTCAATACGTGGCGGGAGCTTGTCTGGCCACTTCTTTACCGCTTGGTAAGTGACCCCCATGGCGCGGGCCGCTGTGCCTACGTCGCCGCCCAATAATTCAATGGCTTGTGCTTTAAACATGCCATATCTTAACCAAAGTTCAGGGCTTTGTGTAACTTCAGTTCAAATATTTTTGATAAAACGTTGAACTATGGACACATATCAAGAGCGGCTGGCCGACGCCATGGGCGAAAAGTTCACAGAAAAAGACCTGATGCGCGTCACTGGCGTCAGTTATCAGGCGGTGAAGAAGGTGATGCAGGGGAAAAGCACCTGCTTCGACACCATTCACAACGTCGAGGCGGCTAAATTACTGGGCGTGGCATCGGACTGGCTGGCCATCGGGGAAGGCCCGCGCGAGCGCGCGCCGCAACCATCCGGTCAGGACGCCTTGCGCAGTGGCAAAGACCTACAGATGATTTTTGACATGATCCCGGTCGATGCCCCGACGCGGGAGCCGGCTTACAACGCCTGTTTTGACATCCTGATGGACGCTAAACGGCAAGCTGCCAATCAACCCACTCCCGGCACAGTTCAAGCTCGGAGTTCAGAAATATCCCGCGCCTGACTCCGACGGACGACATGGCGCGGGCGTAGTCCTGCCATAAATCGAGCTGCTCCGGCCTGACGATCACCGCGCCTGGCGCCGCGCCGCGCCTGTAAGCGCCATCCGGGATGCCGGGCGCCTCCCCCATCAAGCACAAGCTGCGATCCATGCGCAGCACCAGGCACTGTGCGCCCGTCACCGCAGTGACCACGCGCGGGCGCAGCACGGCAAACGCCTGGTCACACAAAGGCCCGGTGTAGCTGGCAATCGCCACCTGTCCACGCCTGC